CCTCCCCTCGCGGGCCTCGTTGGCCTCGCGCCATCGGCTGTGGCAGAACGCTGCGCGCTGCGCCTGGTCGGGGAACGTGCTCCTGGCCTCGTCGTCCCCCATGCAGCGCGAGACGAAGTCGCTCTCGCTCTCTCCTGGCCTCGGATCAGGCATCGTCGCTCCAGTGCTTGCCGGCCACCACGTTCCTTACCTGCCGCTCGCTCACGCCGAAGCGGTGCGCCAGCGCCTTGGTCGAAGCGCCGAGCCGCTTGGCGGCCCGGATCTGCTCCGCGTCCTGGGCGTCGAGCTTCGCCGCCGCGTTGGCCGACCCCACGCAGCGACCCTGGCGCCCGTTCCGCTTCCGGTCCCGCGCGTTGCCCCGCGCGGTGTCCCACCTGAGGTTGCTCAGCCGGTTGTTCGTCGGGTCGTCGTCGTGATGGCAGCACTGCTGCCCCGGCAGCGGCTCCCCGACGAAGGCGTGCAGCACGAGCTGATGGACGAACCAGTCGCGCCGCCCGTAGGGCGTCGAGAGCGCCACGCGCAGGTGCCCGTCCTTGTTCGGTCGCGGGCGCAGGATCTTGCCGCTCGGCCCGCGGACGCGCCCGAGGCTCGAGACCTGGTAGGCCGGTGCGATCACGACCGGCCGCCACTTCTCCGAGACCTCGAGCGGGACGTGCTCGTCGCACCAGTGCAGCTCGGTCCCGCGGTGCTCGATGTGATGGGTCGCGGGCTCCCGGCAGACCTTGCACAGCCGGCTCATGCGGCCCGCCAGCCCACGAGCCGCACGTGCTCGTGCCAGGTGCAACCCTCGTGCGGGCAGACGACGCTCGGGGTCACGGTCCCGTCGGGTGCGATCTTGTGACCCGTGAGGCTGTAGGCGTGGCCCGCACCGCAGGCCGCGACCGCGGTCCTGCGCCCGTCGCTGAGCGCCGGCCACCAGGTGCACAGCTCGGCATCCCAGCGGTTCTCACGGTCGGCTCGCCGCAGCTCGATCACCCGACCCGCTCCTCCTCGAACAGGATGCCGTTGTCTCCCGGGAACGGCGTCGTGTGGGGGTTGTCGCCGTAGGCGATGTCGTCCGGGATTCCATCGGGGAAGGCCTCGCAGAACACGACCTCGCTCGCCTCGGTCCCGTCGGGTCGCTTGACGCCTCGGAAGTGGACACAGCTCCTCATGGAGCACTTGGGTTCGGCCAGCATCGCCTGTCCTCCTGTTAGCGCGTCCTCTTGTAAAGGACGCGGTTGAAGTAGTCCTCGATCAGCGGGTCCAGCGGTTGGGTCCTGATCGGGTTCGTGAACGCGGAGAACGACTCGGCGAACGCCTCGCTGTAGTCGGACGAGCCGTAGGTCGAGCAGCGCGTGCTCCACCAGTCCTTGCTCTTGCTCGCGTAGAGGTCGCGCCACTCGGCCATCGCGGTGTGGCTGATGTTGTCCTCCATCATGTGGCCGAGTTCGTGCCGCACGGTCCCCTGGAAGCTGCCGTCGTTCGTGAACGCGCCGATGCGGTGCTGCGCCGTCCTGGTGCGGCCCATCGCGGCGTCGAGCCTAGAGCGGAACGGCCACCACTGGCCGAGCGCCTTCCGCGAGCCTCCCCTGATGTTCCCCAGGTTGGTCTCGCCGACGAGCTGGAAGGTCTTGACGCCGCCGTGCGCCCTGCGCTCGAGCGCGACCTCGACCTGCGGGAACCGGGCGCGCAGGTCCGACACCACCTCGCCCAGGATGTTCGTGTCCGCGAGGGCGGTCGCTTGGTCTGGGAACCGCAGAGCGTTGAAGTCGCGGATGCCCAGCTTCTCGAGCTGCACCCGCGCCTGGGTCATGCTCCCGGCCTCGACCCATCCGGAGTCGGCAGCGAGCCCGCGGGCCGGCGTCCCGAGCAGACCGTGAGGCCCGACGGCTCCCGCACCCTCGGGGTCCGGCCTGACACGCGCCGGGCTCCAGCTCGTCGCGGTCGTGGTGACGGGCGGCTTGAAGGCGGCGCCCGCGACGTGGCGCTCGAAGTCGGCCTCGGACGCGATCCGGTAGCGCCAGGTCCCCCGGACCCGCTCCTTGATGACGTGCCCGCTCTTGACCAGGCCTCGGAGCCCACCCGTCACCTTGCCCTGGAGCATCCCGATGCGGTCGGACAGCTCCCGGCTCGAGAGCCACGTCGGCGGGTCGGTGTCGGGAAGCGCCTCGACGATGCGGAGCTGATTGCGGCCGCGGATCGGTGGCAGGGCAGCGCGCGTCGCTGCCTCGGTCGCTTCAGCGGCTGCAGCCGCCGCCTCGCCTGCGGCACCCGCCTCGGCCGCCTCGCCCGCCACGGCGCCCTTGCGCCGGTAGACCACGCGGCGCCCGACCTTGACCCGCTCGACGTGCCCCGCCTTCTCGAGCCGCGCGAGCGCCTGGCGGACGCTCGACGGGTGCTTCCCCACGGCGGCGGCCAGCTCGTTGACCGTCAGCTCGCCCGCCTCCGGGATCGCGCTCCAGACCGCTCCCTGTGCCCCGCCGACTGGGGGCGCGGCCCCGCCAGCGGTCGTGGTCCCCGCGCCCGCGCCCTCTCCGGCGGTCGCCGTGCCGGCGCCGGTCGGGGGCTTGGCTCCCTTGACCTTGTAGGTCACGCGCTTGCCGACCTTGACCCGCTCGATCTTCCCGTCCCGCTGGAGGCGCCCGAGCGCCTGGCGCACCGAGCTCGGGTGCTTGTTCAGCGCCTTGGCGAGCTGCTGGATCGTGACCTCTCCCCCTTCGGGGATGGTCGCCAGGATCGCCTCCTGCGCCCCCATCGCCTCGACGCCCGGGGGCGCCACGAGACCGCCAGCGGTCGGCGGCGCTGCGGGGGGCGGAACCGGGGGCGCGACTGGCGGCTTGCCCGTCACCTTGAACGTGACGCGGCGCCCCTCCTTGAGCCGGACGATCTTGCCGTCTCGCTCGAGCCTTGCGAGGGCTTGGCGCACCGAGCTGGGATGCTTCCCGAGCTGCTTCGCCAGGTCGCCGGCCGACAGGTCGGCCCCGTCGCGGAGCAGGTCGAGGATCGAGTCCTGCGCCTTCAGCCGCCGGACCCCGATGGCCTCGGCGGTGAAGGGCGACTCGCTCAGCGCCTTGACGCCGAGCCGCTGCTCCAGCTCGTTGACCGCCTGGAGCCGGGCCGAGACCAGCCTCTCGACCTGGTCGCGTGTCGCCCCCGGGGCGAGCCCGTCCCAGCGGTCGACCATCGCGTCGAGGTCCGCCCTGGCTTCCTTCAGGCCGGCGCGTAGCTGGGGCCTGCTGGCCGGCAACGCCTGCGGGCTGGCCTGGGCCGGGGTCGGGAGCCCCGGGCCGGAGACGGCGCCAGGCGCGGCCACCGGGGGCGGGGGCTCGGGCGGCGGCCCGCTCGGCGGCCTCGGGGGTCGAGGCGGGGGCGCGGGGGGCTCGGGCGGTCCTCCCCCGGGGGGCGGCCGGCGCCGGTTCAGCTCGGCCATCATCTTGGCGCGGCGCTGGCGCAGCAGCTCCTGCAGGGCCGGCGTGACGTTCTCGGGCGGCACGGGGATGTAGACCTCGCGCGTCCCGAACCCCTCGCCGAGCCCGCGCCAGGTCGAGGCCGAGCTGCGGCCAGCGATGATTCGCTGGCTCGCCCGCTTGTCCAGGTCGGCGGTGTTGAACAGGCGCCACCCGATCTGGGCCGTGCGCCCCGTGGGGCGGATGTTGGTCATCGCGTCGTTCGGGACACCGACGTAGACCCACGACCGCTTGGGCACCTCGGACACCCGGGTCGCGACCCGCTGGCCCATCCGCTCGGCCGCGTTCGCGAGCATGTTCCGCGTGACGGCCTGCGGGTGCTCGAGCACCGACTGATTCCAGAGCTGCATCGACAGGTCGGTGCGGTCGATGTTCTTCAGCGCGGCGCTCCGCTGCATCCGCCCGTTGACCATCCGCTGCAGGTTCTCGCGCGAGCGCGTGAAGCTCTTCACCTCGAACTTGAGCAGGTCGAGGTTGTCGTCCTCGAGCTGTGCCATCGTGGCCTGATACTCGTCGTCGTCGACCAGGCTCGGCTCCAGCTCCCCGAGGCGCCGCATGTAGTCGCGGGCGTTCCTGGCCATGCGCCGGCTGTGCCGGATGAACGAGCTGGGGTCGTCGGGGATCTGGCCGAGCCGGATCATCTCCCGCGCCTTGCTTGGGTCGAGGTAGCGGAGCCGGAACGCGCTCATGCGCTGGCGCGTGCGGCGCGACACGATCCCGGCCTGCTCCAGGTTGCGGCTGTTGGGGACCAGGACCCGCGTGCGTCCGATCTTGGCGCTCTGCATCGCCTCGACGCCCGCGCGGGCGTCGGCCCGCATCCCGGCCTGGAGGTCGCGCCGGACCCCCTCCAGCTCACGCTGCGAGAGGAGGCGCGAGGCGCTGAGGTCGCTCAGCAGCTTGTCGCCCGCGGCCAGCAACTCCTCGGGGGTCAGCGCCACGAGCTACCACCTGCGGGCCGGCGCCGCGTCCTCGTCCTCGACCACCACCAGGCCCGCGCCCTCGAGCGCGGCGAGCAGGTCCTCGTCCTCACCTGCCCCGTTCCCGTTCTGCGGCCCGTAGGCTGCGCGCTGCGGCTCCGGCTCGTCGTCGGCTGGCTCGAACCCGGCAGCCCGCATCTCCTCCAGGTTCTTGCGCCACTGGACCACCGCGTCCTCGTGCGTCGGGTAGCCGTCGGGGTCCTCGCGCCGGATCACGACGGCTGGCGTGATGACACCCTGGGCGATGTCGAACTCGTCGCGGCTGATCTGGTCCTTCGTGTCGAGCGGGTGCTCGAGCTCCGCGTAGTTCACCTGGAACTCGGGCCGCTGCTGCTCCGGGTCATAGGTGAAGCCGGGCTGATGCTCCCGCAGGATGCGGAGTGCGCTGTCGGCGTAGTCGTGCTCGACGGGCACCATGAGGCGGCCGCGCTCCTCGAGGTCGTCCTCGATGGGCTGCATCGCCTCTTGGATCGCGCGCCCCGACAGGCTGCGCCTCCCGATCTGTGCGCCGAGCGCCGCCTCGGGCACCCGGTTGACCTGGAGGATCGAGCTGATCTGCTCCGCGATGTCGCGCCGCAGCTCCGCGATGGGTGCGCCCGGGTTGACGAACCGGACGCCGAACAGGTCGTCCTTGCTCTTGGGCCTGAACACGAACGCCTGGCGCGGCCCGACCCGGACGTCGTCCTCGTCCGGGTTGATGATCTCGGTGACGGCGAACCCCTGGAGCTGCTTCACCTCCTCGAGGTCCGTCAGGTCGTTGTTCAGGATCGCGTTGGGGTCGCACAGGATCCGGCCCCGGCCTTCGACGAAGAACGAGGTAAAGCTGAGGCGGTCCTTCATCCAGACGTGCGGGATCCGGCCGAGCCCGTGGGGCTCGTAGTGGAAGCGGTTGCCCCGGACGGCCATGAAGCTGTGCGCGGTCCAGATGGTCGCCTGGCACGTCTTGGCGAACGGGCGCACCCGCTCGATCACGGCGGCTGCCTGCCACGGCCGCACCGGGTCGGGGATCACGCGGAGCTGATGCGAGAGGAACACCCACGGCCGGATGCCGCCCGGGACGGTCGGGTCGTAGAACGGCCGGATCGCGACGGTCCCGACCAGGCGCGTGTAGCGGTCGGCCTCGAGCATGGTCAGGTTGAACAGCTCGGACCAGACCTCGCCCAGGACATCGGCCACCACGGGGTCGGTCGTGTCCTCCAGCTCCCGCACCGGGGCTCGGTGGTAGAGCTTCGACAGGATGTAGATCACAAGCTGCGTGATGTTCAGCGTGGCCTTGCGCGGCCGGTCGATGAACTCCTCGGGGGTCTCGTCCGGGTGGCGGTCAAGGAAGCGGGTCTGATTCCCCTTGAACATCTCATAGCAGAACGCGCTGTGCTGCTCCCGGACCCCGTCGGGCAGGTCGCCGAACGCGGCCTCGGCATCCGAGACGCGGGCCAGCTCGGCCATCACCATCCGGTGATGGCGGCGGTAGCTCTGGTCCTCGGAGGAGCGTGCGAGCGTGCGGCTCACCGTGAGGAGCGCGGACGAGTCGAGCGAGGCGCCGGCCGACTTCTTCCGTGCGAGGTCGATCGCGCGCGAGAGCAGGTCGGCCTCCTCGGGCTCGACCCCGTGGCGGATCAGTCGTCGTCGGTGGTAGTCGGCCACGAGCCTCCTCCTTGCAAGCAGGCCGCGGGCCGGCCCACACCCGGCGCGGGCGCGGGCCGGTCCCCGGGGTGCGCTACACGGTCGAGCGGCCGACGATGACCTCGCACCGGACGGTCACGCCCGACAGGTCGACGGCGCCCAGCTCGGCGCACGCGGGGTCGAGGGCGAGCAGCTTGCCGTTGGCCGCGTCCCACTCGAACAGGCTCGCGGCGTTGCCGTCGTTCAGGACGCCGGGCTTGACGTCGAGGACGGCGCCGGCCCGCGCCCCGACCATCTCGGCCGTGATCGCCTCGCCACCCACGGTGTAGGGGTTGGACAGCGTCACGTCGCCCACGATCCGCTCGCCCAGCGCGATGTCCTCCTGGTAGACCCTCACGAAGCTCGCCATGCGTTCCTCCTGCTGGCTCGGTGTTCGGCTGGCAGTCTAGCAGATGGCCCCGCGTCACCGCTGCTTCCTTCGGATCGGGGTCCCGCCGTAGCTCACCCGCTCGCCGGGCGACCGCTGGTCCCCGAGGGCCGTCGACCAGGCCATGTAGCGTGCGGCGTCGACACCGTGGTCGTTCTCCTTGACCGGCTGTTCGCTCCGGTTGCCCGCGCGGTCCTCTTTCCAATGGTAGGCCTCGAGCTGGCCCGCGACCTTGGGGCAGCCCTTGTCGACCAGGAAGCGGGCCTGCGTGATGAGCGACGCGAGGTAGCGGATGCCGTCGTGCACGTCGTTGTTCGCCTTCTCGGCCGGCAGCCCCTCGGCCACGAGGGCCGCGATGGCTCCCGCGTCCTCAGGGTCGCACCAGATGCGGGCGACGCGGTGCCGCTTCCACAGGTCGACGATGCGCTGCTTCCACCAGTCGGGGAGCTTGCCCGACTCCTGCAGCTCGTCGATGACGTGCCACGTCCCGTCGGCGAGGCGGCGCCCCACCACGACCGCGCCCGGGTTGGCGAAGCCCCAGTCGACCCCCATGTAGGTCGTGGCGCCGACGGCCTCGTGCGCCTCCAGGGCGATCTTGAGGAAGAACAGCTCGCGCGACCAGGTGTCGAACACCTGCCCGTGGAACGCCTCCCAGCTCGCCTCCCACTCGCGGCGGAAGTAGGCCGGGGGGAGCTGGCGCCTCGCGGCGTCGACCTCGCTCGGTGCGATCGCTGGGTTCTCGCACGAGGGCCAGGTGAACCCGGCGTAGTCGTCGTCGTGCTTGTCGTCCTCCGGGAGCGTGCGGCGCCAGATCTCTTCCCACGCCCAGTTGCGGCCGCGGGGCGTGCCGGAGAAGATCGCCCACCCGCTCGTCGTGGCGAGCCGCTGCCGCACCGATACGACCCAGACGTCGCGCTTCAGGATGGTGAACTCGTCGAGCCAGGCGCCGTGCACCCTGCGGGCGACGAGCTTGTCCGCGTGCTCGCCCGAGCGGAACTGGACCCGCGAGCCGTCGCGCAGGTCCCACGTGCGGCCCGACGCGTGACCCCTCGAGCGGACGATCTCGCCCGGCGGCGCCCACTCCTCGAACGCCTCGCACATCACCTCGCCCACGATGCTGTTCGGGGCGATCATCCAGTAGAAGCCGGTCTCGCCCTTGGCCCGCAGGGTCGCGCGCTCGTCGAGGATCCGGCGCCAGAACGACAGGGCGGCGCCGACGGTCTTGCCCGACTGGACCCCGGCCACGAGGGCGACGAACCGCTGCACCGCGTTGATCGCCTCGCGCTGCTTGCGGTGCGGGGCGAACGTCCCCTCGGGCTGGATGTAGGTCTGGCGCCACCGCTCCTCTGCGGTCGAGGTCAGGTGCGCCGGGTCGTCCTTCGCGTCCTTGTCCCCGACCAGGATGCCCCGGGCGGCGCGCTCGAGCTCCGCTCCGATCTTGGCCCACTGGGCGAGGTCCTTCGGCTTGATGTCTCCCGCGTCGGTCCCGCGCAGCGCCTCGGTGACCTTCGCCATGAGGCCCAGGGCGAGCTTGGCGTGGCGCTCGGCCATCGCCCGCACCTCGGTCTCGGCCGCCATCCGGAGCACGTAGGCCTGGTGCTCGTCGTAGGCCTGGGCGCGTGCGACCCACTCGTCCTGCGCGCTCCAGGTCTCCAGGTGTCGCTTCGACCTA